CCGGGTAAGTTTGGAATTGCTAGCTAGCTAGCAAGTAATAAAATTTACAAATAAAAGATTTAAGTTATGCCGGAATTTATTAAGCATTAGTGGGAGAAACTGGAAAACCCATGATTAAATAATATTTCTCCGCAGGGTCCAGTGCATGCTGCGGGTTGATTAAATAAATATATATAAAATTAAATAAATAAATAAACAATTAAATATTTTTGGTTGGCTCTTTTGGCTGCCTGTCGAGGCTATTACAAGTTTTCCTTCTTGCCTACGTTATGTAGGATTTCTAACTAAATAATTAATTAATTTTAAATAATATTTAAAGAATCAAATTTATTAGCTAAACCTTGAACCAAACCTATTGCAGGTTTGAATTCAGGGAATACCATAGTTGCGAGAGGGCCGAGAACATTGGCGATGTCAGCAATAATTCCTCTAGAAGCCAATTCTGTTTGGGCTGTTTGCCCAATCATACCAGAATCAAGAGTTATCATTGGAGGGATCGCTTGCATAATTTTCTGCATTTTAGCTGATTTAAAATCAACAATATCATTGCGGCCTGTAGATTTCGATGCGATAGCAAAATTGCTTATTATGGATGTATCAGCAACGATTAGTTCGTAGTTCGTTACATGGACAAACTGAATCATAATACAGGAATCTTTCCCACTGTTTGGAAATCGATATTCTGCAACAGGATTAGACCACGTGTCGTCAACAAAAAGACCAGCATTATCATCAAGGATTGATCTTGCGACCATATTGACAATAGTACCGGATCTATTACGCCTACGCACCATGGCGTTATCAAGTTTTATAGTTGCGGTGATATCGAACCCAATGGCTACAAAATAGTCTTGAAGTTTGATCGCGTTAAAATCCCCAGCGAGTCTTTGAGCTAATACTGTTGTTATAGCTTCATAAAAATTATCGTTAACGATAAGTAGACCCGCATTGACTGAATATTGCGTGTGAAAGGTTTGTAGTTTACCTGGTTGTCTTGGAACTAGTCTGAGCGTGGTGTTAACAACGGTTGGATAATGGTACTCTTTGACACCATTAGCAGTCGCGTTAGTAATTTTCCATTGCCGGTCGAAGATAGCGAAAGTTTCATTAATGAAACCTTGATTATCTGATGAAGGGCCGGTTTTAAAGTATTGATCGAAATTATTGAAAGTAGACTCAACGAAGTCAACTACTGCTGGATTTGGAGTAGGGACTTCTTGTGTTAATATGTCTCGCACTGCGAGACCAATTTTCATCTTGATAACGTGGTCGTCGGGCTGTTTATCTGGTTCATCAACGGCGGCGTCATTTTCGTCAACATACATCCAATCATAGACAGGTTCCTTGTGCAAACCTGCGAAGGTTTGTTCTTGGAAAGCCCTACTAAAAATTGAATCTTGTTTAGAAGTTGGATCGAATTCATCCAATGTGACACTTTCGTTCATTCGCGCAGCATAAACCACGCCAGATTTATCAATTTCTCTACCAACCCATTGAGAGCCGGCAGAGTAACCAATGCATCTGTATTTTGACCAATCTGATTTTGGGGAGAAATTGAAATCTTGATCAATTTCACCTAGTTGGCCAACTTTTGATCCGATGACGTAAGTTTGGTATCCGTTCTCGATTTGGTTTGTAAACGATCTGTGACCGCTTATTGTGACTGGTTGTGATGAAAATATTTCGGCTATTATAAGAGGTGATGGTGTGAACATAATTTTGAAAGATATATCACCCTCAGCTATTGTAGGGGACACTGTGAACACACTATTAAAATTATATCCTACGGTTGGTAGTTGTGTATCGTCGGACTTCATTCTTACAACTCTTGAACCCATCGTCGCCTTTGGATTCAACATTTGCAATGTGAAGAACCGCTCCGCATTGATTGCATTTTTGGATGATATAATTGTTCCTCGAGCTGATGTTTTCATTGTTCGGACAAGTGAGCTCTTTGCTTGAGCAGAAGACCCACGGTTCTGTTGTTTCTGTTGTTGTTGAAGTGGCTTGCGATTGTATCTCTTTCTCGGTGTTATCGCGAATCTGTTGCCGTTGTTCAGTTGCGCACACCTCGGGCAAACGTGTTTGACCCGAGACATAACTGCTCTGAGCTGCTTGGAAGGCCTGTATTTGACTTTGCAAGTCGGGCAAGTCCACACGACGTGTTTTTGCGGTTTTTGATTTGGCTCGGACATTGAACATTAATTATTTGAGAGGCGAGTGACTAATTTTCAGTAAGAAATAGCAGATGAACTTTTCGTTCTAGATGTGTGTTTCCGAATGTAAAGAGTAGGAAATATTTTAAATAGCAATTTGTACAAAATAGTATGAAATATAAAGAATTAATAATCTTAAATAATTAAATAATTACTGAGGTTACGACGCTCTGTCAATTGAACACACAACCCGCATGTGCCAATACAGAAAGTCCCGAGATTCCCTAGATTCAACCAAACACCCCTAGCGGGGTTATCAGGGCGTTTGGGGATGGCTATTAACTGCCACCGAGAAACTGGGGACTGCCGCTATTTAATAATTTTCGGATTGTATGGATGAGGATGCATCGAAGAAACTAGAGTCGTTACTTCTAGTTGTTTCGATGAATCTCACACTCAAGTCGGTTTTCGAATGCTTGAGAAATTCTTTATAATTCCAATCTTTAGCATGCCATAAAAATGAGTATAAATTATAAACTTCTTCTTCCGATATGTGTTTACCAGTCTGCTCCGAATAGTAGTGAGCAGCTATTACACAACCGGCATTAACCTGTATCTGACTCTTGACACACATTAATCTATCTTTAGTTGATAACAAAGCTTCGTGGTAATGTTCTTCATCACGATAAGCTTTACCTATAAATTTGGATGTAAATCTATAAACGTCAGGGAACATACCATCCTCACTTAAAAAGAAACCTGCAAATTCACCATATGGTGCATCATGTAATTTTAAGCCGTGTCCAGTATAATTAATTATACGATCAAATTCCCCTCGTTTAATACATTGGGAACAGTTAACTCCACTATCATCACCTTTGAAAAGACCGATGGAAAGGTCAACAAATTCAAATAATGCAAAACATAGTGCCATATTACAGACTGTGTTTTCTGCTATTGTGTATGGATTACCTGAAAA